ACATATGAATATCAAAACGTACCAGGAAGTGCTTGCAGTAGAAGCTGCTCTAGCATATATGTTTATGGATACTGTGCTGGAGCTTATAACTTATTTGCAGTGAGAAATACATGTGGTTTAAGTGCAACTCAGCAGAATACCTTAAATAATAACTGTAATTACGACTGGTGGGTTGATAGCTGTACTGGAGGAAGTTGTACTGTAAATGCTACATACGTAACAAATACAAACTACACAACAAACTATACATCAGATATTAAAATTGCAAATCAAAGCGGAGTACAGCATTCAAATACATATGCTTCAAGTATAAATCCTACACGTTCGCTAGCAATAAGCACATCTGGAGATACAATTAGTTATACAGGCTACAGTGCAGCAGGTAAGGGTGGATCTGCTATAGTAAGTAGCAGCTTTACTCCTTCATCTCCTACCAAGGGTACTAGGGTAGGAGTCATAAAGTCAAGTTCACCATATGCACAAGGTTCATATGTTGACAATTTGAATGTAACTGTGGCATAATAGTGTACAATGTATTTAGGGGGTAAAGATGGAAAATAATAAACCAGCAAGACCTTGGGATCTATTTAATAAAAATATAGGTCGTGTTCAAACACTTGTTGCAGAACAAAGACTTGCAATTTGTGCAGAATGTCCAAGATTTATTAAAGCAACCACACAATGTAAAGAATGTGGGTGTATAATGAGACTAAAGACAAAACTTCCAAATGCAGAATGTCCTATGGGTAAATGGCATAAAGAAGAAATATCTTATAAAGAGGAGACAAAATAAAATGGCACAACACAATCATGAAATGCCACCAGTAAAAGTTGCTTTTATTTTAGACAACGTTGTTGCAGATGTTCTACATACAGATAATAGACTTGCTGCAATATTTTTAAGTGATCCAGTGGTGATTGATGTTACAGATCATCAAGACGTAGACATTATAACAGCAGACTCAGCATATGACCCATCAACACAAAGATTTACAGCTGCTCCTCCAAGACAGAGTGAATCTTTTCCAATGATGCCAGGTGATGTTGCTACTGATGAAGATGGCGAAGACGATCAACTATTAATGACTCCTGCTACTCCACCATCAGCATAATATTAATATATTTTTTTAAATGATTAAATTTATTAATAAGTCTGGATTTATACAAGAGCATTTACCAGAACCAGCATCAAAAAATATACCAGCTTGGTATAAAGATGCTGTTTCATATTTAGACGGCAATAAAAAAAATAAAAAAAGCCAAGTTAAAACAAATAAAATATTAGAGTCTCTTGAAACAAATGGTACTATTAAAAAATGTGTTCCTGTTTTTGATTCTATGACTGCTGGGTATATTTTAAAAGTTCCAGGCAATATTGAAGTTTTTAAAACTCAAGCTAAAGATGGGTATGCCATGGCTTTTAGTTGGGATCAAATGGCTCCAATTGAAATCCACCCTTTGTCACAGGCACAAGATTATCCTCATAACAATATTCATAAAGTTGGTTTGCCAAAGTTTATAAATCCGTGGATAATTAGAACTGATCCAGGATATTCATGTTTATTTTTACCGCCAATGCACAGAGATGCAAAATTTTCAATACTCCCAGCAATTGTCGATACAGATACTTTTGATTTTGCTATTAATTTTCCTTTTACACTTACAGATCCAGATTTTGAAGGTACAATTGAAGGCGGTACCCCAATGGTTCAGGTAATACCGTTTAAAAGAGACGAATTTACCCATGAGATATATGACGCATATGACTATGTACAGAAATACCCAGATACAACACTTTTTCAAAAAGAATTTCCAGACTCGTATAGAGATGAAAGCTGGAATAGAAAATCTTATAGATAAAATCTGATATAATAATCTCAGTATCTTAGGAGGTCCCCATAAATGGCAACAAGAATGCAACAGCGCCGAGGAACGGCAACCCAATGGACTTCTACCAACGATGGCGATGGCCCAATTTTAGAAGTTGGTGAAATTGGCTTTGAAACCGACACTGGTAAATTTAAAATCGGCGACGGTATAAATAGATGGATTGACCTAGATTACTTCCTAGATGAATCAGAAATTGATAGTATTACAGGTGATTATGTTTTATCATCTACCCTAGGACAAAATAATGGTGTTGCAACTCTTGATGGATCTGGAAATGTTCCAGTTTCTCAGCTAGGAAACATTATTGATGCAGCTCCTGGAGCACTTGACACTCTTAATGAATTAGCTGCAGCTCTAAATGATGATGCAAACTTTGCTACCACAGTTACAAATTCTTTGGGAAATAAACAAGATAAAGTTTCTGGCGTATCAGACACAGAAATTGGATATCTTTCTAACGTAACATCAGATATTCAGTCACAACTTAATGATAAGCTTGAATCAGCAGACTTAGATGAGGCTGCACAGGATGCTATTAATACCGCATTAGTGGCGGGTACTGGTATTGATAAGACTTATGACGATAATGCAAATACAATAACATTAAATATTGACTCTACAGTTACTACAAATGATGGAACACAGACATTAACCAATAAAACAATTAGTGGAGCAAGCAATTCTTTAAGCAATATCCCAAATGCTGCATTAGATTATGACCATATTACAATTAATGGAAGTGCCGTTTCTCTTGGTGGCAGCACAACAATTGATGCTCTACCATCTCAAACTGGAGAAGGTGGAAAATATTTAACAACAGATGGCAATAATCCATCTTGGTCAACTATTGATCTTTCTTCAAAGCAGGATGTAGTAGCTGGAGTATCAGATACAGAAATTGGATATTTATCCAATGTTACATCCGATATTCAAAATCAATTAGATGATAAGGCTCCTACAGATTCTCCAACATTTACTGGAACAGTATCTGGTATTACTGGTTCAATGGTTGGTCTTGGTAATGTTGATAACACATCAGATTTAGATAAGCCTATATCAACAGCTACTCAATCAGCGCTAGATCTTAAGTCTGATCTTGCTTCACCAACATTCACTGGGACTGTTACAACAGATGATCTTGTTGTAGATGGAGACTTTACTGTAAACGGAACAAATTTTGCAGCTAGCGCAACATCTATTGTGATTGAAGACAACATGGTTCAGCTTGCACATCAAAATGCAGCGAACACAGTAGATCTAGGAATTGTTGTTGGATATAACGATGGTACAGCAAAACACTCAGGTATCGTAAGAGATGTATCAGCAGATAAGTGGAAGTTGTTCAAGGGTGTTACAACAGAACCTGCAACAACTGTAGATTTTTCAGAAGGATCACTTGATGATCTTGAGGTTGCAGGCCTCACAGCTTCATCTTTGACTGTTGGAGATGTTTCAAATACAGAAATTGGATATCTTAACGGTGTTACGTCTGCGATTCAAACACAGTTAGATGATAAGCTTAATTCATCAACAGCTTCATCAACATATGCACCACTTGCATCACCTACTTTTACAGGCACAGTAATATTGCCAAATAATACAGTTACAAACTCAATGCTATCTGGCTCTATAGCAAATAATAAATTATCTAATTCTTCAGTAACTATTAATGGAGAGTCTGTTTCTCTTGGTGGATCTATAACAATTCCAACAGGAGCAACAGCCCAACTTGTTTCATCAAATATATCATTACAACATAACTATAATTATTTTGTAGATACATCAGCAGCTAGGACCCTAACCTTGGCATCTGCCCCATCTCTTGGAGATACAATTGCCATCATAGATGCAGCTGGGCTAGCAGCAACAAATAAAATAACTGTAGATTCAAATGGTGGTAAAATAAACGGTACAGTACAAGATCTAGATATAGATATGAATAATGCTGCCGTAGTATTAATTTATACAGGATCTAGCTACGGATGGAGAGTAGGATAATGACACTAAGCTTAAGCACAATGATGTCTGGTGGAGGCGCCCAGTCTGATAATAATTTTACAGTTATGACAGAGGGCAATGGCTATACCCTTGTAGACCTAACAACTACATATCCAGCAGGAAAGTATTCTGTTGCATCAAAACTTGCAGATACAACTTATGATATTTATTTAATTGCAGAAGATGGTTCAAATGCAGGGTACTTAGCAGCAAGCTCATATATCCAACTCAATATTACTGCTACACAGGCTTTTAATAAAGTAGTTATTTATGGTGCAACTAATAATGATGTTATTAACTTTACATACTCAAATATTTATTCTGCCACAGGCCCATCAACTGGAGAATATACAGGAGCAGCACCAAGATTAATTTCTGTCTCAACATCAGATCTACCAAATAAAAATAATACTACTACAATTACAGGTCAAAACTTTGCAACAGATGTTGAAGTCACATTTACTGGTACGGACAGTGTTGCTAGATCAGCAAAAGCAATTAACAGAGTATCTTCTACTTCTATTATTGTTACTCGTCCAGACGATATGCCAATAATCTATTCACCATACACACTTACTGCTACAAACCCAGGCATTACTGCCCCAGCATCTACTAATACACATAAACTAACTAATGCAATTACTGCAGGTAATGCTCCAGTATGGGTAACTTCTGCAACATTGCCAGCATATAGAAAAGATGAAGCATATTCGCAAACTATTCAGGCATCAGATTCAGATGGTGGAGCAGCCATTATATATTCAGTTGTATCAGGATCACTTCCTTCTGGACTAACATTTAATACATCAACTGCTCAATTTTCAGGTACACCAACAACAAATACTGCAAGTCCATACTCTTATACAATTCGTGCAACCGATGCTGGAGGAAACTATGTAGATAGAGCTTTTGTTGTTCAGCAACTTGCTCCAGACGCTCCAACTATAGGAACTGGTACGGATATTGGTACTTCACGCTCATATAATAATGGTGCAGTATCTGTTACATTTACACCAGCTCTAACTGGACCAGCTGCTACATCATATACTGTTACAGCATATGCTGGAGGATCACCAACAGCATTTTCTACAACTGGAGCATCAAGTCCATTAACAGTAGCTGGATTAGCATCAAATACTAGCTATACTTTTGTTGTAAAAGCAACTAACTTTGCTGGAGGAGACAGTCTTAATTCATCACAATCTTCATCAGTTACAGCTACAACAGTGCCACAGGCACCAACTATTGGAACAGCAACAACTACAGGCCCTCAATCAGCATCAGTTACATTTACAGCGAACGGAACTGGTGGAAAAGCTATATCAAATTACGATATTACATCAAGTCCATCTAACTTAAACTATACTGGAGCTTCATCTCCAATATCTGCTACATCTTTGCCTTTAGGACAAAACTATACATTTACTGCTAGGGCATATAACGCAAATGGATGGTCTGCATCATCTGCAGCATCAAATTCTGTTAATATGGCATATCCAGCATCAGACTCAGATAACTTTAATAGAACGACTTCAGTTGCTTTAGGAAGTACAACTGGAAATGCTCAAGCATGGGTTGCAGATTCTGGAACATGGTTTGCAAATGGATCTCAAGCTCAAACAAATGATGGATTTGCTTTAGCACACGTAAATATTAATGGAACAAACCAAACAGTAAATGCTGACGCATATGCTCAAACTGGTGTTGCTTGGTGGGTATCTAATTCAGGAAATTATTGGGGCGCAGTTCCTTATTATGATACATCTACTTCATATAGTACTAGCTGTAGTCAATACGTATATGACTATAGTAATAATGACCCAGGTGGGTGCTGTGCCAACTTATCGTTTGGCAGATATACTTTTGAAATCATTTGTGGTGGAGGATGGAGCGGTTACAGCAGTGGAACATCTCCTTGTGGAACTACAACACAAAGAAACAATATATGCCAAGGAACAGGATACGCTGGATGTAATACTTTAGAAGGTCCATATGCTAGATGTCAAGTAAATACAACAACATCTACAACAAATTATAATTCTAATATTCATGTTGTTCAAAATAATGGAACTTATACAAATACAATGATGACATCTAATACATCATCTTATACACCAATAAATTCAATTCGTGTAGTCACTTCATCTGGAAGCGTTGCAATTAGTGCATATGGCTCAACAGGCCAGTCTGGACAGATTGGTAGTACATTAAATTTTACACCATCAACTACTCAGTATCAAGGAGTTGGTGTTGTTAAAAGATCGGTAGGAGCTGTCTCTGGTTCAACACTAGATAACTGGTCTGCATCATCATAATATTTTTATGGTGTATACTATATATAAGGAGAAAAAATGAGCGAAGAAGTAAATAATAGAAAGATTGCAGTTGTTAAAAACGGCATTGTTTTAGATGTTATGCATACAAATGATAGGGTTGCATCAATGTTTTTAGATAATGTCATTTTTATTGATGCAACACTAGAAAACAATATGTGTAAAACATTTACAGGAGACACCTACAACTCAGCAACTGGAAAATTTGATCATGAATCAAAGGTAGTTTATTTATTAAACGAAAGTCAAGAAGAATAAATTAATGTTTCAATTTAAAAGGGTAGAGAAAATTGAGTATGCAAATATTAATCCATTACTTACTGGCTTTAATACTATAAAAACAAAAATTCCACAGTGGTACCGAGATTCTGATTTTTTAATACCACAAGAAAAATTAATTAGTAAAAATAATTCAAGATGGGAAGACAAAGGTGTAAAAACCTGTATTCCATTCCTAGATTCATTAACATCTGGCTATTGTTTAGAATTATCAACAGATATTTTTATAGGTAAAAATCAGGATGGTTATCCATATGTAGACTGGAAGCCAGGAATATCTGCTCCAGTAGGAGAAAGAAAAAATGATCCAAATGATAAAATTCCAACTCCAGCTGGACATCATGATGCACATTTTATTTGGCTAACCCAATCTGTATTTAAATTACCACCTGGATATTCTGCTTTTATAACACATCCATTAAATAGATTTGATTTACCTTTTACAACAATGAGCGGTGTAGTAGATGCAGATGGATTAATGCACAAAGGCAATTTGCCATTCTTTATTAAAGATAAATTTGAAGGATATGTCGAAAAAGGTACTCCATATGCACAAATTATTCCATTTAAAAGAGAAAATTGGAAAATGGAAGAAAATAAAAATTTAATATCATTATCAGATTATAATAATGCACAATCTCACTCAGTTCATTATGGGTGGTATAAAAAAAATATTTGGAAAAAGAAATCTTTTGAATAATTTTTTTTAGAAATGATATAATAAAAACATGACAAATAATAAAGATCCATACAGCAGACCAGCCAGACCTTGGGACTTATTTAATAAAAATTTGGGAAGGGTACAAGAAGAGATATCGGAAAAACGATTATCTATTTGTAGAGAGTGTCCAGAATTTATAAAAACAACATCACAATGCAAAGAGTGCGGATGTATTATGAATTTAAAAACAAAACTTCCTAATGCCTCATGTCCTATCGGTAAATGGGATATTGTTATTATAGACAGAGTTAATTTTAAGGAGTAGAGTATGTCAGATACAGATAATGTCTCTGCTGAAGTAGAAAAAATTTATATGCCACCAATTAAGGTAGCTTTAATTATTGATAATAGGGTAGAAGAAATTATTTTTGCAGAGGATAGACTTGGAGCCATATTATTAAGCGAACCGCTTATGCTTGAAATTGTTCAGGAAAGAGCCACATCAGAATATGTTGCAATAGGTGATTATTATAACCCAGAAACAGATAAATTTTTTCGTACTAGGTCAGAAGTGACACCATTAGACTATTTGGAAGATTTAGAAGAATAGCGATATGCTATATATATAAATCTATGCTATACTAGGAGAGCTTTGTAATTTGCAAAGCTCTCTTATTATTTTTATTGAAAGGTTTTATAAATGTCAGATCTATTTTCATTTCGTTTGCTAGAAGAGTTTGTTAATAAATATAAGGATTTAGAGCCACCGTTCGGATTTGCTGATGCTGGAAATAACTCCCTTGGAGAAATCACATTTATTAGAACCTATTCTAGAGTCAAAGAGGATGGCACCAAAGAACGCTGGTATGAAGTATGCCGTCGTGTAATCGAGGGTATGTACTCAGTACAAAAAAATCACGCTAAAGAAAACCGTCTTCCATGGAATGATAATAAAGCACAGAAGTCTGCACAGGAAGCCTTTGAAAGAATGTTTAATTTAAAGTGGACACCACCAGGACGTGGCATGTGGGCATTTGGAACTCCTATGACTATGGAGAAGAAAAACTCTGCTGCCCTTCAAAATTGTGCGATGGTATCAACAAGAGATCTTGACAAGAACGATCCAGGTGCATTATTTGCATGGGTAATGGATGCATTAATGTTAGGTATTGGAGTTGGATTTGATACCGTTGGAGCAGAAAAACAATTTCCTATCTATTCCCCAACAGAGCCAGCATTTATTTATGAAATACCAGATACTCGTGAAGGTTGGGTTGAATCAGTAAGAATGCTATTAAATTCTTATTTAAGGCCACATCAAGCAATTCAAGAATTTAACTATGATTTGATCCGTCCTCTAGGAGCTCCTATAAAAGGCTTTGGAGGCGTTGCAAGCGGTCCACAGCCACTCATTGACCTTCACAACCGCATCCGTACTGTAATCGGCGGTAGAGCAGGAGAAACCCTAGATTCACGTGCTATTGTAGACATTGTAAATCTAATTGGTACATGTGTTGTTTCTGGAAATGTTCGTCGTTCTGCTACCCTTGCACTAGGTGCTTCTGGAGATGAAGATTTTATCAATTTAAAAAATGCAGAAGTATTTCCTGATAGAAATTCATATGATCCAGAAAAACCAGGATGGGCATGGATGTCAAATAATTCTATTTCTGCAACGGTAGGAACAAAATATGATGACTATGTAGATCTTATCGTAAATAATGGAGAACCAGGATTTATTTGGTTAGATGTTGCAAGAAATTATGGAAGACTAAATGATGCTCCAGACTATAAAGATTATCGTGTTATGGGATTTAATCCATGTGCAGAGCAGCCATTGGAATCATACGAACTCTGTACATTAGTCGAGGTACATTTAAATCGTCATGAATCAAAAGAAGATTTTTTACGTACATTAAAATTTGCATACTTGTATGGAAAGACTGTTACATTAATTCCAACACACTGGCAACAGACAAATGGAATCATGCAGCGTAATCGTCGTATTGGAACATCTCTAACTGGCATTGCTTCTTTTGCAGATAAGAAGGGCTTACCAGCAGTTCGTGAATGGATGGACGAAGGATACAATACAATTCGTAAATACGACCACACATACTCTGAGTGGCTATGCGTTCGTGAATCAATTCGTGTAACAACTGTTAAGCCATCAGGATCAGTTTCTATTCTTTCTGGTGCAACGCCAGGAGTTCACTGGGCTCCAGGAGGAGATTACTTTTTGAGAGCAATTCGTTTTGGAGAAACAGATCCAATGATTCACTTGTTCAAAGCTGCAGGGTATAAGATTGAAAAAGACCTTGTATCAGCAAATACACAAGTGGTATATTTCCCAGTCCACTCTGGACATCCAAGATCTGAAAAGGATGTAACACTATTTGAAAAGATTGCTCTTGCAGCAACTGCTCAAAAATACTGGTCGGATAACGGTGTTTCTGTTACCCTTTCATTTGATAAAGAAACAGAATCAAAGCATGTTGCTCCAGCATTAAATATGTATGAGGGGCAATTGAAAGCCGTATCATTCTTGCCAATGGGTAATACTGTTTATCCACAGCAGCCATATACACAAATCACAAAAGAAGAATATGAGTCATATATTGGTAAGATTAAAAAGATTAATTGGTCTGCTATTTATGATGGCGTAGGAAATCTTGATTCTATTGGCGAGGCCTACTGTACTACGGACAGCTGTGAGATAAAAATAGGGTAAAATGGTAAGGCGGGGGTATAAAATTACTATTATATGCTATACTTATGGTTATGAACAATAACGTCAATCCATTTATTAGTCCAAAAACTGGCAAACCTATTGTTAGTAATGTACGCCGTCAAGTTATTGAAAAGAAATATAACTGGGGCCTTTATGTTTATAAAAAGTCTACTGGTAAATGGTTTACAGATGGAGAAGGAAACGTTTTAAATATTCCTGCCGTTCGTGGTGATTTAACAAAGATTGCAGAACTAAAGCAGGCAGCAAAATATTATGGCGACGATGGTGACGGAGAAGCAGTTTTTGTTCCAGGGTTGACTAGAGTATCAGATGAAGAATATAGTGAACAAATGGATAGATTTAAGAATGGTCTCATTCCATCTATGAATGATCTTGGTGCTATTCATGCTGCACAGCAAACATTAAAAACACACGGAAGGAATGCTTACGAAAGTGAGTAGAGAATTTGATTATATTCAAGCTAGTTTAAATACTCAGCCAGAAGAAAGAAATATTTTTAAAGAACAAGACCCATTTAATAAATCATGGGATGATCTAAAATCATTTTCTGGTTTAAGCAATAATTTTAAACGCAGAACAGTTAGAACTGTATCAAAAGTTTATCCAGCAAATCAAGATGATGTTGCATATTTAAATAGCGCTAATGCAGTTCCTTCAGGACAAGATGCAGAATCAAAACAAATTAATCCAGGAACTGTTTATCATAATGGCTATGGAATTTTTGATGCAATTACACCGCCATATAATCTTTATGAATTAGCAAGCTATTATGATACATCTTTTGCTAACCATGCTGCTATTGATGCCAAGGTAGAAAATGTTGTTGGTCTTGGATACCGTTTTGATATAACAGATAGAACAATGTTAAAGTTTGAGAATAGTGATGATCAAGGTGCTGTTGATAGAGCACGTAATCGTATTGAGCGAATGAAGTTAGAATTACGTGATTGGTTAGAAAATCTAAATGATGAAGATAGTTTTCAGAAAACAATGGAAAAGGTTTATACAGATTTGCAGGCTACTGGAAATGCCTATTTAGAAGTTGGTAGAACTGTTAGTGGAGAAATTGGATACTTAGGACATATTCCTGCTACAACAATTCGTGTTAGAAGACTTCGTGATGGCTTTGTTCAAGTAATTGGAAGAAAGGTTGTTTACTTCCGTAACTTTGGTGCAAAAAATCCAAATCCAGTTACTGATGATATAAGACCAAATGAAATTATACATATTAAAGAATATTCTCCATTAAATACCTATTATGGTATTCCAGATATTATTGCTGCTATTCCATCTCTTATTGGAGATCAGCTAGCATCTCAATATAATATCGACTACTTCCAAAATAAGGCTGTACCAAGATATGTTATTACATTGAAAGGTGCAAAGCTATCTGCTGATGCAGAAGATAAAATGTTTAGATTCCTACAAACAGGATTAAAGTCTCAGTCTCACAGA